GTTGGTTAGCCATGGCTGACTGTTGCGCTTTAGCCTGTGCCTGCGCGCGCGCCTGACGTACCATTGCTACTTGCTCATCAGATACCAACATCGTTGGGTCAACACCGAGCATATCTGCGTAATCGTTCGCCCAGACATCTGCATCGAACTTGTCCAGGACTTCTGGTTTAATCTGCGCAATGCTTTCAAGTCCGCCAATAAATCGATCAATGCCATTTGTTGCAATAGCACGTTGCGCCTGCGCCAACATGCTAACTAACTCAACACTCAATACCTGACCTTGCAGTTCGGGCGGAGGAGGAGGAACAATGCCAGCATCTAGCATGATCTGGAATGTAGTATCTATCAAAGGTTCAAGCAGCTCATTGTGCAGGCGCTCAAGTACAGGACCCAACATGAGCATCTTTTCTTCATGACGCTCTGACACCTCGGTTGCAGTCATGCGTCCAGTCTGATCTTGTGACAGCATCAGAAACAAGTCAGAATAAAACGCGCTGCTAATGCGAGTTCTCACATCCTGAATATCTTGAAGCAGGTAAGCTAAATTAAGCTGCACATCGAATGCGGTTTTAATACCGCCGCCTGTACTGGCAGAATCTACAAAGCTGATACCGCCTGGCAAGGTTTCAACATCACGGTTTTTCATCGACGTCGGAACTTGAAGCGGAGGGTTTGTTTGATAGTCGATGCACTGAGCTTTGCGTAATTGCTCATGCTGCAATTGTTTTACGTCTCCTAACGCTTCCATGCCTGGGCTGTTGCCGTAGATGTCACCGCCAGCAACACCCCATCTAGGGCATAGCGCAGGAAACTTCTTGTAACCTGATTCACGTAATGGCTTGTCACTCTCGCCGCCGAGTTCATAATATATGCTTGACCACGGCATATTCTTAGAATCTAGCTTGCTATGATCCCTGTCCTCACGCGGCTCAATCGCATGAATGATAGTTACCCACTGATCAAGCTGCCCTTGGTCGTACATATTACGAACTGCATTGCTGCAATTTTCATATCCGAACTCTTTTACAATCTCGCTTACCGTCTTCTGGAACTCACGATAGAGCGTGCATACTTCTCCTTTGTAATCGGTAGCTATGCAGAACTCGCCGACAGTTAGGGGGTAATGGCGGATAACTGAATCATAATCTTCCATGATGATGCAAGCCGACGTGCCAAATGCGCCTAGTTCTTCATACATTCCATGAAGCGCACGATATGTATTAGACTTTGCAAATATATCCAGCATCTTGGTTGTGCAATCATCTAGCCAAATCTTAACGCCAGCATTCTTCGTCAGCTTGCTATCAGATACAGCAAGACGAAACCATGGGCGAGCAGGGGATGTTAAGCCGCCCATTAAGCCAGCTGCAAGGATACGCATGGATTTAGTGCCTGTACTATCGTAAATAGCGTTGTTACGGCGCTGTCCTCTGTTACGATCTTGAACAAAGAATCGGCCATTGCGAGGAAGTAGATAGTTTGATATTTCTTGCCAGTGCGCTATCCAGCTCGCACGTTCAGTCTTTAACTGTCCATACCTGTTTAGTATCTTTTCTTTAGGAGTTATATCCGCCATATCATGAACCTAGCAGGGTATTCTTTCCAAGTGCTAATGTATTAGGATCAACTCCTCCAGCTCCTGTAAGCATCGTTTGTCCAACTCCTGGGGATCCTCCAGCTTGTCCAGCACCAGCCATACCATGGGCTATACCCTGCGCATTAGGCGCTTGTGATGCTTGTGATGCTTGTTGCATAGGAGGCGCTGCTGCCATCTGTGGTGCTTTAGGCTGGTTAGCCGCGCTATATGCTGAAACTGCAACTGATCCAATCGCAGCGATTGCACCCCAGGCAGCTGCTGATATTCCGAAAGCCATTAGTTAGCCCCCTTCAATTCATCTATCACGTCAAAATGACTATGTTGTATTTGATTATTATTTAACTTACGGCTTTGAAGCATGTCGCTTTCGCATGTCATCTCATCCTCAATCTCTGTTATATCAGTTAAATCAGTTTTCCAAATGGTAGTCCAATATGTATCAGCGTGAGCAATGCCAGCACGCTTATTTCCTTTCGTCGCAGGCAATACGTTGTATCCAGTAAATCTAACCGTTCCCTCGTCCGTGGTTACTGTAATATCGCCAGATGTAATGCAGATGTTATCGAGATTAGTTAGCGCACCAGTTAGCATCACACCAGCGGGAATAAATATTGTGCGTGAGCACATGCCTGCATGAATCAGATTTGTAGTTGATAAATCAACTTGTGGAACGGTAAGCAGGAAACTTTCTAACTCAGCCACGCTGTGATTAGTTGCTAGTATTACATCACCTGATTGATCAGCTGGCAGCATGGCAAACCCTATTTGCTTGAATAAGGGTCATAATCCACCATTCTGCTTTTAGTACGTGCACCACCCAACAACTTAGTGCGCTTTGGCGTATCGATCATCGCCAGCATGTACGCGCTTGCCCAGTCAGGTGACCGACCAATGCGATTGATAATACCCTCGCGGCTTTCAACCTTGATAACGCTGCCTGATAATTCCCACGTTGGGGCGCATAAGTCAGCGAGCAGTTGCTGGTTTGGCGGCAAGCATATTCCAGTATTGTTGGATGGGTCCAATGCCTCGCGCATCTTCCAGTAGTATTCAGAGCGCTGATTAAAAAACCTTAGCCGCCCTGACTTGTCGGTTGCCAGTGACTTCTCTGATACGTTGACGCCGATTACCTGTTGGTTAGCCGAGTTAAGGAAGTCATAAGGCGAAGCACCGACGCCAATCACGTCAATATGGATAGGTGCGGCGTCGCGCATGGCAGCAATACACAAACCCGCAACGGATGGCCCATCTGGTGTTGCTGCCCCAGTGTAGGTTAGCGGCTCATCAAACCACATGCCGTGACGGCGTGCGATGATCGTGTTGTCTTTTCCGCCTCGCGCTACGTCAACACCCAACGAATCCATCGGCGCTAATTGTGCAGGTTTGACCCATCGAGCTTGTGCAGCTTCTACCCATGCCGTTGGTATAACCTGCCATGGGTCGTCCTCGATACCTGCATTAAAGTCGCCGTACAGCATTTGTGAGCGCAGCGGCTCTGGTAGAGATTGAAGCGTTGACATATAGCCCGTGCCTATCAAATATGGATTATCAGTTACCCGCGCTGGTATAAACGTGCGGGACTTCGGAGTAAGGATATTTTCTTGCTTGTGATCATCTGGATTGAAGTCGTACAGATACTCACCATCATCACCAAGCACAAAACTACGTGAGTCAGGTACTTCAACGTCTTTTCCGCCGATTGTAGTGAACCATCTAAGTTCGCCAGGCTTTGCGGGGTTAGGGTGCTTTGAATCAAGCCATGGTGCGAAGAATGCAATTACCCATCGCCCCTCAGCTTTAGTCGGAGGGTTGAACGTCATCAATACTTGCGGTTTTACAGTTGGGTCGGCTGAGCGTGTCCAGCCCATGACGAATCGCGCTTGAGCTTCGCGCATCTCAGCGACTTCCTCCAACAGCTTCAAGTCATGCGCTCTACCTTGCCAACGGTTCTCATCACCTGGATTATCAAGTCCTCCAAACTCGATTAAAGGCTCAGTGCCGACAGGTAATCTCCATACTCCTTTTTGCGAGTTATACCCGTTTGATGAGCCAGCTATCTCTGTTAAGCGCTGCACTACGCCCTCTGTCTGGGCTTTCTCGCGTCGCACTATCAGCACGCGCTTGTGTTTCGTGATTGCTTTACCGCAAGCTAAATCAGTTTTTCCACCACCAGCTGAACCGCCGTAACCGATAATATCCGCCTTACTCTCGTAAGCTAGCGTCTGCGGTCCTGCAAGAGGTTTCCACGGATGACGCCGCTTCAGCTCACGCGCAAGCAGTAGGGCGCGTTCTAACTTTACGCGCTCATTAGTTGCTTGATCACTCATCTTTAACGGTTAGTTTTAATGCAGCTAACTCAGCCAGAATATCCTCATCACTCATGGTTGATAATGTAAGACTTCCCGACAGTTCAACGGCTTGCTTTTCGCCGTAGCGCTTTGGAGCCAGCTTGGACAAGTACCACTTGCGGGTATCAACGCGCAGCCTGGAACGCGCTATAACTTCTTGATTAGTCCGTTCAGTTCCGTCTTCAGTCTGGTATGTATCGTTTGAACTATCATCAGCAATATCAAGTAACTGGTCAGCCATAACATCAAGGCCAATGTCCCTTGCTGTCGCGTATTGCGTGTAAACTCCATTTTTATCATCTAACAACCATGTGCGAAATGTTGCTTCGTGTGGCATGTTCGCATCCCTGCAAATACCTCGCAAAGTTTCACCAGCAGCTAACCGCTCGCAGACTATATCCACAATACCTTTGTTAAATGTAGTCGGTCGGCCTGCTTTCTTCTTTATAGCCATACTATAAATTCCTATCAGTCATCAAAGTGCACCGTTTTGAAATGATGCACGCACTGAGATCGCAGCTCGCACTTTACATACTTGCGTGCTGTTGTAATTCCTATATCGAACATCTTTGCTAATCTTCTATATCCATAACCTGACTCGTGCAAATCTCGCAAAATATCGACTTCCCGATTTGTAAGTTTCGCATTGGGATGATACTCACCAACGCGCA